ACGAATCACGCAATCAACGTATCGGTAAAGACCGATCCCTCGGGCAACGTCAGGCCGGTTAAGCCATCAAAGAATTCTGTTCAGCGAGTTGACGGCATCGTGGCCCTTATCATGGGTCTGGCTGGTGCCTCCACTTTTACGCCGCCTGAGAAGGTGGTGCCGCAAATCTTCGTTTTCTGAGGTTGTTATGATCTCGCAGGCTAGGCTGGCAGAAGAGCTTTCCTCCGGCTTAATTTGGTTACCCGAACAGGAGCGGCGATCTTGGGCCGGCTTCAACGCGGACCCGTTCGCCTCTGCTAGGAATCCTGCCGGCATTCGGATCACTCCAGACACCGCTCTCAGATCGACGGTGATTCTCGCGTGTTGTCGGGTATTGGGCGAGTCAGTCGCCAGCCTGCCACTCAACTTATTTAAGCGTTTGTCAAACGGTGGTAAGGAGCTGGCGACGGCTCACCCTTTGTTTGAGGTTCTCAGAAGCACACCTAATTCCTGGCAGACAAGCTACGAGTGGCGTGAGCAGATGATGCTTCACGCTTGCCTGCACGGCAACGCTTATTGCTACTTAAAGCCGGGGAAAAAGGGGGCCGTCAGCGAAATCGTTCCGCTTCATCCTTCGCGAATGCAAGTCGAGCGTCTTCCGACCGGCAAGCTCCGCTACAGATATTCGGAGGAACAAGGCACCCAGACGGTCTACCGGCAAGATCAGATAATGCACCTTCGCTGGCTTTCGGACGACGGCGTTCACGGAATGGTTCCGGTTCAGTTGGCCGAAGACGCGATTGCACTTTCGCGGGCTTGCGAAATCTTCGGTAACTCTTTTTTCGGCAACAATGCACGGCCAGGAGTCGTTCTCGAGACCGATCAAGTTCTCGAGCAGGAAGCCGCCGCAGCCCTTCGTGAAAACTGGGAGAGGATGCACCGAGGGGTTGTGAATTCCAACCGGACTGCGGTGTTGATGGGCGGTCTTCACGCGCATGAACTCGGCACGAACAACAACGATTCGCAGTGGATCGAGACTCGCCGGCTGCAGATCGAGGAGTGCTGTCGGTGCTACCGGATTCCTCCGCACATGGTCGGCGACCTTTCTCGGAGTTCTTTCTCGAACATCGAGCAGCAGTCGATTGATTTCCTTCAGCACAGCTTGCAGCCTTGGCTTACTCGGATCGAGGCGGTTGTTGGTCGGGACATCATTCAGGATTCCGATTATTTCGTCGAGTTCGACCCTCGCGGGCTTCTTCGCGGCGACGTGGCTGCAAGGGCTTCGTATATGCAGACTGTCTGGAACCTCGGCGTTGCATCGATTAACGAGCTTCGTGCCTGGGAGTCACTAAACCCGATTGATGGTGGCGACGTTCGCTTTGTTCAGTTGAATATGCAGACTCTTGAGCAGTCTGAGGCGAACGCTGAAATGGCGATCAAGCAGGCCGAGGCATTCAAGCCGGAGGGCGAAGAGGAATGCGAGTCGTGTGAGGCCAGCACTGAGCGGCTTGAGTCTGATGAGGATTCGTCGAACCCGCCTGGAGAAGAGACTGTCGCGGAAGTTTCCTTAAACGGTGCCCAGATTCAGGGATTGCTGACGATCCTGCAGCAGCACAGCGAGGGGCTTCTCGGTCCTGATGCGGCAAAGGCTTTGATCTCTGCCTCTTTCCCTTCCATACCGAAGGAAAAGGTCGAGCGATTTGTCGCAGACACGAACATCAAAGTTCAGCCCGCTGATCCCGGCGAGCCGGAAGATCCGGAAGATCCGGAGGCGTCAGAGGGTTCGCAGCAAGAAGGCCCAGGAATTTCAGAAGACGACTCTCCGCTCGTTGATCCCGAGGAAGAGGAAGAGGTTGAACAGTCGTTCGACCCTCTTCTTGAGGAGGCCCGCAATTGCGGGACAGGGGCCATCGGCGGCAAGAAGGGGTTTCAGTCAGGGAACACTTGTGCCGGAACCAAGGGCCAGGGCAAGGGGGGCCAGGGCGGCAAAGGCGATTCGCAGTACGCGAAGAAGCCGCAGAAGGAAGACAGTGCTCCATCTTCGTCGGGAGGTGCTTCAACAACTCTTGCCGGTGACTCTCGACTCTATATGCCAGAGTACGATGATGCCAAGAATATGACTTGGAGCAAGACGAATCGCCCAAAAGATGACGAGTTCGTCCTTGTTGAGCACTCGACAACCAGAGATTGGCTCAACAGGTTTGTCGACGAGGGCATTGACGCAACAGCAGCACCACCTGATTCTCGTCTTGGTCGCCTCACCGTTGACGAAAACGGCAATGTGACGAAGTCGAGTATCAAGGAGCCTGGGCTTTACGTTGCTCCGGCTGGGTCGATCAGCGGAGGGGAGTCGGTAATCATCGCCACACCGGCGAAGGATATTGGTCTTTCTGTTGAGTCGAAGGGGCTTGGGTACGAGGACGGCATCGCAGGGCTTTTTGGTGCCAACGACGCGATCCTCCAGAAGCAGATTCCATCAGAAGAGATTGTCGGCACTAAAATCTATGACTCAAAGGAGGGCTGGAAGTTTCAGCCAAATCCAGACAGTCCTATCGCTCACAGAGTCTCAGTTAATAAGAGGGGCGATCTTTCCTTGGTCGGCACTGAGGAGTCGGTTCACAAGGAGATTTTTGCCCAACTGAAGGAATCCGATGGTGGCGGGTACACGGTTCACCCAGTGACCGGAAGAAAACCGGCTTCCGGATACCAAGTGAGCACGGTCAGAGAGGCCGAAATGTTCCTGGGTGACGCCAAAGAGGTTACTCCAGACTTGATTAACAAGTATAGAAACAGGTGGAGAAAAGAACTGGCTGAAGACAGTGACTTGCACTTGGGCGGCTGGTACAATAAAGAGGACGGAAAGGTATACATAGACCTTTCGAAAAGGGTTTCAAGCCGAACGGAAGCCCTTTCGCTTGCGAAAAAGCATCGTCAATACGGGGTCTGGAACAACAACGACCAGACTCTTATTGAGACCGAAGACCTGTGGAAGAATGATCTCGCAGAAGGAGAGGCCAGAGATGGCATCAAAGAAGTCAAGGCCAGCCAAAGAACTCGATCAAGATCTGGCAGCACAAGGAATAGACCCAGAGGTGGCGGGGTCGAAGTGGGTGAGGTTCGACTTCCCCGCAAACGCAAGCCCGGAGGAGATCGCAAAAGCCATCAAAGAGATGGACGAGCAGCTCGGAAAGAGGGCCGCAACTGCGGAACCGGAGCGATAGGTGGCAAGAAGGGCTTTCAGTCCGGAAACACTTGTGCCGGAACCAAGGGAAAGGGCAAGAAAAAACAGGATTCCGGCGCTTCGGGTTATGTAAAGAAATCTGACTCTCAGGTCGGCTACCAAGATGGTCAAAGGACGACCATCTCTTACGTGCGGAATACCGAGCCCGCACCTCCCCCAGGCCCAGATGACAGCTACCAGCAGAATCTCGAGCCGAAGGGTCGGTATGTAATCGAGAAAACTGTTGGCGGCGAGCCGCCCCCTGGCTGGGAGTCGGGCTCGATCACTTTCGAGAAGCCGCTCGTCATAAAGTTCAACGAGAACGAAGAAGGCGGCTACGACGAGAACTCGTGGAAGGCGAAGCTGTCCGAGCGTTATGGCGGCAAGACCGGCAGCGAGTTGAGCGAAGCGATCGTCGCCGAAGGCTATGACGGAATTATCACGACCCAAAAGGGCGAGACCTCGGAGATCGTCGATCTCACTCGGTACAACAAGACAACGACTAAGGTTAATTCCGAAGACTACGGAATGACCTACTCGAAAGATTCTGCCGAAGAGGTTTTGCCAGCGAGGTATATGTCGAACTCGAGATGGGACTCAATAGAAGAGACGCCCATTCCGCGAGACGCAAAGATCATCTCTAACGAGAAACAGCTAAACCTCGAGGCTATCGAAAGGGTTGTCAGCGGGTCCGAGCCCATGCGGGAGGGCTACCCGGTCAAGCTGATGGAAGCGGAAGACGGGTCTTTCCACGTTGTCGACGGTCACCATCGGATTGCCATGCACCACGAGCTGGGTGACCAGTTGAGTGCGAAGGTTGTGCGGGCTGCTGACGTCCCGAGAACCGCTGACGTGACGGCAGAGTCTCTTCGTTCCTTCGCCGGCAAGTACGGCGGCGTAGACGAACTGCCCGAGATGCCCGGCGCCTTCGCCGCAAAAGATATGGATGCACTTCGCAGCGACCTCCAGAAGTATCGCGAAGAAGTGAATCGGCGAGTCGACGTCCCTACCATAGTCGCGGACAGCTTCCCGGTCAACTCGGCGGTGAACACTGACCAGCTTGTTGCCGACGCAAAGGCTGTTGCCCCCGAGTTCGAGCAAATCGTTCGAGACGCTGCCGTGTCCACTGGGACGGCGGCTAACTTCGGCCCTGGCGACGCCTTCATGCTGAAGAAGCGGGACTCGCTCGATGCGAAGGTAAAGAAGAAGGCTTCCGACAAAGGTCTTGACGAAAAGTCAATCGTTCAAGGCTTCGGCGACGCGGTTCGCGGCACTTTGATTGCGGAGACGCCTGAAGCTCTTGGCGATTCTGTTCGTGCTGTCGCCAAGGACGCAAAAGCCCGTGGATTCACAGTCGAGATCGAGAACAAGTATTCGTCTGAAGCATTCGGGGCAGACCCTTCAGGCTACGGCGGCGTTCACATGAAGCTTGGCTTGAAGACGAATTCAGGCCGAACCGTGCTGGCCGAGTTGCAGTTCCATCCGGCAACACTGCACGATGGGACAATGAAGTCGGTGAAGGAGACGAGTCACGCCAACTACAAGCGATGGAATGGAACAAAGTACCAGAGCAAGGCTCCGGACGTTATGGCAACGGCGTGGGCCAAGGGCTTCCACGACCTAGTTAAGAAATTTGGTCCCCGAGACGGCGACGGAGACGGCATCGTGAACGAAGAGGAGCTAAACGAGCGAAACCCAGGGAGGAATAAGTGAGCAATCACTCTCGCCCGAACTCTTTGGCTGTTTTTTCGGCGCAATCTTTTGTGCAAGAGAAGGCTTCGTTTCGAAATTCCTCCATATCGGTGTACGGGATTCTCGAGAGGTCTTTCTTTAGCTCAAAGAGACCATCATCGGTTCCCACGATTGCAGTAACACCGCTCGCGACATAATAAGTTTCTGCACCCATGAAAACATCCTAGCAATTACGAGGTTTTGAATCAATGTCTGAGATCAATTTTACGCCCCCCGAAGCGGCTCGCAAGGCGGCGAGGACCGGACTCGAGCAGCGTCGAAAGTACGGTCGCGGTGGAACCGCCGTCGGGGTGGCTCGTGCAAGAGACATTGCTAACGGCAAGTCGCTGAGCCCGTCAACCATACGCCGAATGCACAGCTTCTTTTCTCGGCACGAGGTCGACAAGAAAGGGAAAGGCTGGAACCCAGGCTCTGAGGGTTACCCAAGCAATGGCAGGATCGCCTGGAATCTTTGGGGCTCCGACGCCGGTTGGTCTTTTGCAAAGCGGGTTATTAGCCAACTCGAATCACAGAAGAATAGGAGCGAAACAATGAGCATGGTTGAAAAGCGAGTTTGGGAAGGCGGGCTTAGGGTCGAGCGTCGTTCGGACACAGGCGAGCCGGTTATTAGCGGGACAGCGGTCGTATTTAACTCACTGTCGAAGAATCTCGGCGGCTTTCACGAAATAATTTCACCGAGAGCATTCGACAACTTCTTCGAGACGCGGTCTGAATCCGGCGGTCAGCCTGACGTCGCAGCTCTTTGGAACCACGACGTCGGTTCCGTCCTTGGTCGAACACCTAACACTCTTCAGCTTCACAAGGACGAGCGTGGTATTCACTTCAGGCTGACCCCGCCAAAGTCTCGACCGGAGATCGTCGAGGCCATTGAAAGGCAGGACGTTCGCGGCGCATCTTTTGCTTTCGTGGTCGACTCTGACTCTGGCGAGAAATGGTCGCGAGACGAAGAGGGACGCTCAATTCGAACCGTCGAAAAGGTCAGCGACTTTTTTGAGATCAGTTTGGTTTTGCAGCCGGCTTACGAAGCCACTTCCTTGGAAGTCGCGAAGCGTTCTTTCAGCCTTTACCAGAGGAGTGTTATGGATATCAAGCATCGCTGGTCGCAAGCAGTATCAAGAATCGCCGACTTTCTGGAGTCTCGCCAGTATCCGGACACGGCGCACTTCAGGGTTGGCGACAAAGTTTTCTTCCAGCACGAGGGAGCGGTTGTCGCAGGCAAGGTGACGAGCCTCATGCCTGAGGGTGTCACGGGGAACGAGCTTGATGAGTTCAATTTGCTCGGAATCCCGAACGGTCCCGCCGCAGTCGTGCAGGTCTACCGACTCGAGGGCGACAACTGGGTCGATACTGGCCGCTCGATGACTAAGAAATACTCGCTTCTCACTGCGATGCGAGATCCTGACCCGCAAGTCGTTCAGAAGGGCTGATAAATGAAAAGCGGAGATCGCTGCCCTGGTTGTCTCGGCGTTATGGGGGTCTACCGAACCGTTAGGAACGGCTCGAATGCTCCTGTAACGAGGTATCTGAAATGCCATCGGTGCGGTCAAACCGGAAAAGAGATCATTCCGCAGGAGTTGAGTCGCCGAAAGCTTGTTGCTTCGTGCGACCGGAGGTGAGTTGTTACCAAGATTGGTAATTCTACCGTCACGGCTCAATTTCGGGGGGCGTAGTTTTATTGCAAAGACGCCCACGATGATTTGGGCCTTGAACACTCAGCACAGGAGTCCAGAACCGTGGAAAACAAGATCAAGAAGCTACTCGACGAGATCGCAAAGGTTGCTGCCGAAATTTCAGCAATCAATGAAAGCGAAAATGCTCCAACTGATGAGGAGACAACCAAGCTTGAGGCCCTCGAGGCACAGGCTGAGTCCCTCCAGGGACAGGTGGAGACCGTAGAGCGAGCCCTCAAGAAAGAAGCCGAGCTTCGCGCCGTCATTGAGAGGGCTGCTCCGGCCTCTGAGATTGCCCAGACTGAATCGAAGGAGATTTCCGTGCCAGAGACACGTCAGTTTGCGATCCCGAAGGAAAACCACAACCTTCGGTGCTTCAAGGACAACGAAACCGCCTATCGCTGCGGAATGTGGGTGAAGGGCTACCTCTTTGGGGATGCCGAGTCTCGCCGCTGGTGCGAGGACTATGACGTCATTCACACGCGAGCTGCCCAGGCTGGTCGGGTCGACGGGGTTGACCCTCACGACCCGAGCTTGGGCGGTGCCACGGTTCCCGACGAAATGTCGCGAACCATCATTCGGAACGTGCTCGAGTACGGCGTTTTTCCTCGTTATGCCCGCAACGTAACCATGAACAGCGACGTGCTGATTCAGCCGGTTCGCACCAAGGGCCTCGAGGTCACCGCTGTCGGCGAAAATGTCGCTGCTCCCGAGAAGGAGATGAACTTCGACAACTACAAGATCATCGCCGGCCACTGGGCTGTTCAGAACCGGATTCCGAACAGCCTGATCGAGGACAGCGTTATCAACATCGCCGACCTTGTCGCGACCGAGATCTCGCTGGCTTACGCCGAAAAGTATGATTACCTCGGCTTCCAGGGCGACGGGAGCGAGCACGGCATCACCGGCCTTTGCCCAACCCTGACCGACGGTGCTCACACAGCGAGCACAGTGACCGCGTCGGCTTCCACCCTCGCCGCACTCACGCTCGAGGACTTCACGACGACGATGGCTATGCTTCCTGCCTGGGCTCGTCGCGGTGCAGCTTGGTATCTCTCGCCGGCAGCGTTTGGGCTTGCGATGACTCCGCTGGCAATGGTTGCCGGTGGCAACACTCGCCTCGACGTTGCCGCTGGTCCGAACGAAGCTCAATTCCTTGGATTTCCTGTTCGGCTCGCTCACCCGATGTTTGGCAGCACTGCTACCGGCACTGGAGAGGTGTTCTGCTTGTTTGGCGACCTCTCGAAGGCTGCAACGATGGGGCAGCGTCGTCAGGTGACGATCAAGACGACCAGCGAGCGGTACATCGAATTCGACCAGATCGCTCTGATCGCGTTCAGCCGGATGGGTATGCACATGCACGATGTTGGTAGCGATACCGAGGCGGGTGCGATGATTGCCCTGGTTGGTGCATAGTCGCCAGGAAGGTTTGGCCTCGAAAAAGGGGGGGCGGCTGGGTCTTGCCCGCCGCCCCCCCGTTTTTTTGAAAGGAATGCTCGATGCTTGTTGAAGTGAAAATGAACAAGCGATTTACACTTCGCCCTCAGGCTGTCACGAAGATGCCTGCACAGGTGGCGAGGCTCTTTATTGCTCGCGGCATGGCGACCCCGGTCGATGCCGACGGGTACAAGGCGTCTGTTGAGTCAGAAGATCTGGCCGAAGCACCGAAGCGTCGTCGAGGTCGACCACGAAAGAGCAAGGAATGACTTCCTACGGCCCTCTTTACACTCCGACGCCTGTCAGGTGGCGATCTCTCAACAAGATCGTCTTGCCAAGCAAGTACCCTGTCACGCTGCTTGAGGTCAAGCAGCAACTGCGGCTCGAGAGCTGCTTCACTGAGGACGACGCTTATATCGAGCGCCTCATAGCTGTCGCGACGGAGTACGCAGAGACCTACTGCGATATGACATTTATTCTCTCTAAGTGGCGAATGACAATCGACCGCTTTCCTGCGGTGATGCAACTGCCGAAGCCGCCCGCACACACGGCTCCCAATCCTCCGGACGTCTTCATTCAGTACGTCGGAACAGACCCCTGCTCTGACCCCGTCACCCTGCTGCCAGATCAGTATCGCGTTGACTTTGAAACGGTTCCCGGTCACGTATACGTGAAGTGCGACGGACAAGGGTGGCCCTCTACTTCGTTCGGCCCAGGCAACGTGCGGGTGGAGTGGTGGGCGGGGTACGGTCCTGACTACACCTTCGTTCCGCACAAGATCCGGCACGCGATCTTGATGCTGGTTGCCCAACATTATGAGCGCCGGCTTGCCGCCGAGTGCGTCTCGTCCGAGACGCTCTTTGGCGTGAAGACCCTTCTCGATGCTTCAAAGTGGGGGGCTTACTCGTGAACAGGTGCGGCAACGCTCTCCATCCCGGCAAGCTTCGCGAAAGGGTGACGGTGCAGACTTACCGCGAAGCGGTGAACGAGCTGGGTGAGACGACCTTGTCGTGGTCCGATTGGAGAACTTTTTGGGCCAGCGTCGAGGGAGTATCCGCAAACGAGGCACTTGGTGCGGCACAGCAGCAGATCACGGTGACGCACAGGGTACGCATGAGGTATTTCGAAGGATTGACGCAGAAGATGCAGTTTGTGTGGCGAGGGCGAGTCCTTCAGATCGTCAGCCTGCTTGAGCGTAACAACCTCACCGAGTACGAAGCAATTTGCCTGGAGGACGTGAAGTAATGGCTACCCCTCCTGCATACACGTCGAATCAGAACAGGTTGATCGTCTACTTCGACGAGAAGGAAATCGAGGAAATGATCCAAGGTTTCCGCAAGCTGCCTAAGGCGTATATGCAAGCGAAGTATATGGGTTCTGTTCTGAGGCAGGCGATTAAGCCTGGAAGAAAGAAGCTCAAGGAGCTTACGCCTAAGGGGCCAACCGGCAACCTGCGCAGGGCAGTCGCCGCGAAAACGGTCCTTTATTCAAAGCAAGATTACGGCTGGGCAGTCGCTTTGGCGGGCTACCGGAGAGCTGGCACCGGCAAGTCCGAGAGTGCCGCCGGCGGCTCCGTCAGGAAGGGAAAGGATCGAGGTTACCACCAGGGCTTTGTCGAGTTCGGCACCAAGGTTCGTTTCACCGAAGGCAGCATTGCAAGCTCGTTCAGGACGCGAGGACCGTTTCTTCTCGAGAAGAAGCAAGTCCGACGCCGCAAGGTTGGCAAGGTTTTGGTCAACGCTCCTTTTAGGGCAGACAACACGGTGCACACCGTTCCGAAGCTTCCTCACGCTTTTTTCAAGAGGGCACCAGACGGCCAGAAAGTCAACGTCAAGAAGGCTCCCAAGCAGGCACCAGTTAAGAGGGCATTTACCGCCTCTTTGCCTGCCATGAGGGCTTTGATGCTGAAGCTCGCTCCGGGTGCTCTAGGAAGGGCCACCAAGGAGCTTCTTTATCGGAATGGACGAACAGGAGGCAAGCCGTGAAGTCACCGGAGGCAGCGATTCGGACGCTACTTATTTCAGCGGGGATATTCGGCTCTCGGGTCTATCCGATCATAGCCCCGACTTCTGCCGGCTACCCGTTTGCCGTCTACCGCAGGACGAATGTCGAGCGAGAGTCGACTTTCGTTGGGCCGATGGGGAGCCCGAAGGTTTCGATTGACCTGACGGTCCTGTCGGATACCTATGAGAGTGCCCGCACCGCTTCCGACGCCGCGAGAGAGGAATTGGATATGTGGTCAGGGCAGGTGGACGACGTGTTTATCAACAATGTTGCCGTTACAAACGAGTCAGACGATTTTGTGCAGCTCACGGGAACTGAGCTGCCACCCAGTTACAGCGTAACGCTTTCCCTCGATGTTCTTTGGTACGAAAAGGAGTAGCAAAAATGGCCGTTGTCAACCCATATAACCCCACACCGCACGATGGAACCGGCACAACGGTTTCTTACCAGAAGCAGACAGTCAACTCGGACGGAACCAGAACCGACGTCGGTTCGCCGGTAGTTTATACCGTTACGAACTTGCAGTACCAGCTATCGTCGCAGTCATCCGGTGACAACGACATTGACGTCACCCACTTGGGGCTTGCCTACGGCGATGAGGTGCTCACGCAACCCCGCCCGCTTGTCGGAACGACGTCTGGTGAGACGGGCCGGGAGTTTCAGATCGACTTCATCGGGACCGAGGTTCTCGACGACGATCAGGAAGGAACTCTGACAATTAACGGGCCTGTTAGCTGGACCGGCGAGGCAAAGGTGACGAGCAGCTCGTGTACCATGCAGCCTAACGACGTCGTTCGTGGCTCGATCACGTTTGCAGTCGAGAGGAAAGCCCTCACCGTTCCTGCCCCGTTTGAAACGAGACTAGGTTCTGGAGACTGATGAGCACGGACCTTCCACCAATCGACACTTTGCCGGCTGTCCCCAGCGTCGGTTTGTCCGTCTCTTTTGACGGCAGTCTGATTACGGGGGTTACGGGCCTTGATTGGTCTTGGGCCTCTGGCCCGTCGAAAGGCAGATCCGTCTGGTGGACCGACGAGTCAGGTGAGGTGAGTGTCGAGTATTACGGAGCTGGCCCAGGCACCACCGCCTGGAACAAGCTCGGCGTTTTAGTGATCTCTGGTGGCGGGATGGATCTCGCCTGCGATGCAATCTGTGGCCCCACAGCGGCGAAGGCAACCGTGAACGGGATCACGACCTACTCGGTGAATTTCAAGATTTACCAATAAGCGAGGGCATGATGAAAGGTTTGACCGCAGAAGAGATTCTCAAAGCTGCTGATATGAAGGCTTACCCCGTTGAGGTGCCGGAGTGGGGTGGCACGGTTTACATTCGAGTAATGACTGTCGGGGAACGTGACAGTCACGAGCTTGAGTGGCTTCGCTCAAAGGAGCGTGGAGTGCCGAACTTCAGGTCGAAGTTCCTTGTCAAGATTCTCTCAGACGCAGAGGGGAACCGTCTCTTTAAGGACGAGCAGGCTCCGAAGCTGGCTGAGAAAAACGGCGACGTTTGTCACCGTCTTTTTGAGATCGCCATGAAGAAGAACGCTGTCACTGAGCAGGACGTTGAGGAACTTGCGGGGGAATGAATGCCCGCCCGCTGAGAAGATTTATTTTCCGGCTGGCGGGCCACCTCGGGATGACAGTCCGAGAACTTGAGACTCGAATGGACTCGAGGGAGCTGAGCGAATGGATAGCTTTCGATCGTCACTACGAGCCGATCGGCTTCAATTGGTTGCAGACGGGTTACGTTGTCAGCGCAGCACTGGCACCGCACTCGAAGCGAACTCCGAAGCCCACCGACTTTGTGCCTGTCGTGAAGCCGCCGATGCACCAGAGCCAAATTAACGAGCAGATTGAGCTGATGAAGGCAGACTTGGGTATCGAGGAGTGAAATGAGCACTGCACTCTCTTTGGCAATGCAGATTTCCGCGAACACTGCGGGCCTTGCGTCTGCTGTTAAGGACGTCGAGAAGCAACTCAGGCGAATGGAGGAGAAAACCAAGGCGACTCAGGAGAAGCTCTCTCAGATCTCTTTCTTCACCGGAGTTCAGGCACTGGGAACGGCTTTTGATTTTGTCGCCTCCGGTATTACGAACGCGAATAGTGCTCTTAGCTATTTTGTAGGTCAATCTTCAGCCGCTACTCAAGAGCTTCAAAAGCTTGAGACCATTTTTGGCGACTCAAGTGACGCGGTCGTCCGTTTTTCAGAGACTGCGGGCGACCTCGGCTTGAGCGTTACTCAGGCACAGGCGGCTGCTTCTGGTTTTGGCAATATGTTCACCTCGTTTGGTGCTAGCCAGGACTCCGCTGCAGCAATGTCTGTGACGCTGACGCAGATAGCTGCCGACTTGGCCGCATTCAACAACACCTCGCCAGACCAAGCGATTTTCGCAATTGGTTCTGCGATGCGGGGCGAGTATGAGTCTGCCAAGAAATACGGGCTTGCGATTAACGAGACCGTGCTGAAGCAAAAGGCTCTTGAGCTTGGATTCATTAGCACCAAGACGGAAGCCCTTGACCCGCTTCAAAAGTCAATGGCTTCCTACTATGTGCTGCTTGAACAGACGAAGAACGCGCAGGGCCAAGCGGCGAGAGAGGGAGACCAGCTTACGATCGCAACGTCGAAAGCGGCGGCAGTTTTTTCCAACCTTGCAGGCACGATAGGCAATGTTTTCGAGCCGATATATCTCGCCATTTACTCGGCAATCAAGGAAGCGGAGCCGGCGATTCAGGAGTTCTCCGATTACTTGTCAACTGCTTTTGGGCGAGATGATGCGAAGTCTGCCGCAGAGAGCTGGGAGTTCTTCAAGGACACGGTAGTTAGTGCCATAACGATTGCAGTCGGCGTAATAACTAATTTCGTCGCAATCCTCGACTTCCTCTATGCGGCGGCTATGAGAGTCTCAGCCGTTTTCAACTATTTCGCCAAGGTGATGGGAATCGACCTTCAGAGAGGATTCGCGATTGTTATCGGTGGCCTCTCGGGTGCCGCTGCTGCTTTCGTGGCCTACAACTTTTCGGCGATCGCTGCTTCGATCGCAAACTTCGGTCTTGCGGTCTCATTTAAGGCCCTTCTCAGGTCAATTCCGATTCTCGGAACGCTTCTCGTCCTGGTCGGCATGGCTGTCGCATATTTTGCCGACTATGCCTTCGGTGCTTATGAGGTTGCCGACGCCAGCGGAGATATTGCAGCCGCACAGGAGCAGGCAAAGAAGGATATGGAAGAGAATACCAGGGCGATTAACAAACAAGTGAAGGAAATGAAGGCGGGCACCACGGCGGCAAAGGAGTTCGCCTTCTCGATCAAAGAGATAAACAACGAAACAATTGCGGAGTCAAGCGTATCCGGTGCCGTTTCGAAATACAAAAAGCTGGCGAGCGACTTGGGTACGGTTGAGGCTGTTCCGGCTAAGATTGCCGGCATCTACGACGAGCTGAACAAGCGGCTCGAAGCGTACAACAGCGGCGAAAACAGGAGTGCTACCGCACTCGCGTCCATCCAGATCGTTCAGCAGCGGCTCAGCGATGCCGTGCAGGAGGAGCTTGACCGGAGAAAGGCGATCTCAGACGAAATCGAGAGTCAGAAAAAGTATCTCGAAGACGCCGCCAAGTTAGTTGACGACCTTTACAAGAAGACGGTTGCGCCGAGGGACCAAGCGAGCATCGACTACTTCGAACGAGAGAAGCAGATAGCCGCCTACCGCAAGCAGATGCTCGAAGAGTACAACCGGCTTATGGCCGAGGGTCAGGTTGCCGCCGCCATGAAGGCGAAGCAGGAGTATCAAAAGACATTTGTAGCCCAGAGGCAGAATCAGAAGGAGCTTCAGAAAGACACTATCGCCGCTTACGGGTTCGGCGAGGAGGTTATCGAGAAGCAGGAGCGAACCGTCGACAAGCTCGCAAAGGCGTTTCAGCTTTTTCGAGACCCCAACGCACAGCTAACCGGCGACCAGCAGCGGAACGTGCTTCAAAACGTGCT